CGCCTGTGGTGACTGCAGTACCTGCAAGAAAACCTATCGCTACGTTGTTAGTATCTGTAGCTGTAGTAAAGTTTTGAGCAGCTAAAGCAGATTGGCCTATAGCTACACTATTACCGCCTTTTGTATCAGCAGATAAAGAAGACCTACCCAGTGCTACATTAAAACTGCCCGTTGTTAAAGCATCACCAGTACTTCCACCAAAAATACAATTACTAACTCCAGTAGTAATTGCCAATCCAGCTTGATAGCCAACAGCCGTATTCAAATTAGTGTCATCTTTATTCTGTGTTGATAAAGCCTGATAACCTATTGCTACATTTTGTCTGCCGGTATCTTCTGTGCTTAAAGATTCAAAACCTACAGCAACATTAGTACCACCAGTTGTAAGTGCATCACCAGCATTTCCACCTATGAGGGTGTTCTGTACGCTTGTGGTGACTGTTGCACCTGCGTTATGTCCGATTGCTACGTTGAAAGAATCAGTGGAAGTAGAAAAGTCTTGAACTTGTAAAGCATTGACTCCAATAGCTATTGACTTATTACCTTTGTGGTCACCTTGTAAAGCAGAAAGCCCTATTGCAACATTAAAATCAGCATCTGTTAGAAGATTTCCAGCTAGGCTACCTATGAGGGTGTTTTGTACGCCCGTTGTGACGTTTTGACCCGCTAAATGGCCTACTGCTGTATTATGAGAATTTGTAGCTGTAGTGTAGTTTTGTGCAAATAAAGCTAAATAACCTATTGCTGTTGACTTACTGCCAACAGTATTTGACCCTAAAGCTTTATACCCTAAAGCCACACTTTCTGTACCCTCAGTATTTGCAGTAGCAGCACCCATACCGACAAAAGTATTTTGAGAAGCTGTAGTTTGAGCATCACCTGCCTGATACCCGACAAATACGTTCTGATCCCCTGTTGTTAGAGCAGTGCCAGCCTCATCGCCCAAGGCTACGTTAAAATTACCCCCAGAGGCTATTGAGTTACCTGCGTTGACGCCAAGGCGAAGGTTAGATGTACCTGCTGTAGTGGTTGAAAGCGTTCCCCCCGTAGATGGAATCACAACATTACCACCACTGGTAATTGAAAGTTTTGAGGTGGCCGCTTCAGACGCCCCTGTCATAAACTCTAAGCTGGTAGCGTTACTAGACGAACTAAAGTCGCCCTCTGAAATAGCCTGTATAGCCGCCGCAATTAAAATGGCGTCCGTTCCCGTGCCTTCGTTTGGCGCTTGGAAACTAATCTTACCCAGAACATCATCGGCAGCAATATCAGCCTCTGCCGTTTGCAGAGTTAACAAAGCCGTGCTGTTATCACCCGTGCCGGGGTTTTTAACAAACAAGCTGGGTACGTTTAAATCAGTAAGCGCATCAACTATCGCTGCGCCTGATCCAGCGCCATCTGAATATACAGCTTTAGTGTGGCCGTTAGGAATGGTAACTGTAGCGCCAGAACCCATCTTAATAATAATGTCAACAGACGAACCTGTTGTGGCGTTCTCAATAAACCACATCTTGCTGACGGTGTTTGGACCCAATGTAATGGTGCAAGTGCTATCCAATGAACCTGTATACTTTAGGAACATCGCACGACCGGGATCAGTGGCCCCATCCGCAATGGTCGTTGCGTGGGTATCGGCGTTAGTCGTAATAGCCTCAGTGCCAAAGGCAAAGGCTTCTGCAATTAATTCTAGGTTGGTGTTAGTTGTATCGCCCCAAGTTCCAGACTGTTCGCCTGACCCAATTTCTTCTAGGCGAAGATCGTTTGTATATACACTTGCCATGTTATTATCCTATGCTGCAATATCCGCCCAAGACGGTGTTTGCGAAACGGTTATGTTTGAAAAATCAGATGTTTGAGATGGTATTATTTGACCCCATGTGGTTCTCAAATTACCGACTATACCTGTTGCGCTAACGCCCGTAACTTCTACATTCGCGGCCCCTACAATGGTTGTAGAACCTATGGCAGAAGTCATCTGTGATTCGACGTTAGTTGTGAAGTAGCTTCCTAGAACAGACGTGCCTGCGACACCTGTTACAGAAACATTAGAAAGACCTGTAACGGTTACAGCGCCAACGGCGCTTGTAGCTGAAGTTCCCGTGACGCCATTTATCGCGTCACCCGAAGTGGCAACGCCTGTAATTGCACTGGTCGCAGTTAATGGAAAGGCAACATTGGTATTCCAAGTGCCAGTATTCCACCCTTGTATGGAGCTATTCCACCCCTGAAAGGCTGCGACCGAATCGGCCATTAGGCTATCCGAATAATCGCGTTAGAGGCGTCCGCAGTTGGAAATACAATCGTAAAGTCGCCAGAACTGGCAGCTTTATCTGCGCCAAAGTCCAATACGCACACGGTAGGATCGCTAGTGGCGGCTTCGTTAAAAATCAACGCGCCCCGCACCGCCGAAATAGTAACCGTCGAAAACACCTCATCAGCAAAATCGGTAAGCGCGGTTGTGCTGCTTGCGACCGGAGTAACACTGGTCAGGAAGTTGCCCTTAGCGGTATAGTTTGTGCCACTGATTTCGTTGGTTGACGTATAAGCAGTGGTTGCAGCGGTGAACGTGGCGCTGTTATCATACAGTGCCAGTTTAAACTGATTACTTGCCGCCGTGAAGTTATGTACGCCTTTTAAAATCTCAACTTTAAAAGAAGTGCATAGAAAGTTGCCGTTAAAAGCCATCTACATTTTCCTTATATATTCGGCCAACGTGGGCTGACCAGCATCTTTTATTGCATTATATACCGTAGTTCTATCGCTTTGGATAGCCTGCCTCATGTACACAGAAATGATCTTTTCCATCTCGGAACGATATGCACGGGCCTGATCCCGTATGGCAGGAGGAGCGTTGTCAGAAACACCTATTATCTTGTTTACGCAACGCAGTGCAGTTTCTTCAGGGGTAAAGCCACGGTTATCCGTAGTTTCAACACCCACTTTAAAATTGTTAGACATAGATACGCCAAAAGACATGCTATTCATTGTTTCGGCCTCACCACTTGTCCCGTTCGATATTCATCGGTAACTTCTTTAGATTCGCCCAGTGCCTTCAGGCCCATAATAGCTTCACCAAATCGTTTCTCGTACAACACTTCCATGTCTTGCTCACCTTTCATAAAGATGTAAGCTTCCATTAATGCGCCGTATAACATAGCAACTTCAGCGTTTTCACTAAGCCAAGAAACAGTGGTATCCGCGCCAATGGCCGATATAACCGCCGTTGCGCCGCTAATACTTCCCGTAATAGTTTCGCCAACGGTGTAGCTTCCGCTGGGTATTTCTACCACAATGCGCGTCGAAGTTGTTATAGAACTGACCTCGGAAGATTCTCCGCTAGTGCTGCCAGTAATAGTGTCATCACCCTCAAAAGTTCCCGAAACGTTTGTTAACGTCAGCGTAAAAAGACTAACGGTCAAACTGGCAGGCCTAAAGAAGTAATGAAGTTCTACATTGTACGAACTGTTAGGAGTTGGACCTATAATGAAGTGATCCAAGTCATACTGAGCGTAGAATCGAGGAGTTCCCGTTGTTGCAGGATTAGGGTTAAACGATTGAACAAAATTGGCATCTTTAAAATCTAAAAACACCTGTTCACTGCTGCTGTCGGTGTAGCTTAACGAAAACGGTGCTAAGAAATCACTGGGGGCAGTCAAAAACTTGTTGGAAAACGTTAACGTACCCGCCGCATTGCGCTGAAACAGACTTAGCTGCACGTTCTTTAGAATGCGCTCCTCGGTGTTTCGTATAAAGATAGGCAAATTTCTAATAAACGTGGTTTCGTCGTTTTCAGTGTAGTCCTGAATAGCCTGTTTAAGCGTGGTATATGTGTAGCTCATGTTGTCACCGTGACCTGACCTATTGCGCCTTCTAAGGCCGCAGTATTCTTGATTTCAGTTGGAAGTTCCGCCGTTCCCGCCGAAGCCCAGTTGCCGTTTCCAAGATATTTAATCCCGTTAGTCGTTATAACCATGAAAGGCGTGTTTGTGTCAGGAAACTGAGGCCGTGCATCCTGCAAAGCTTCCGGATCAGAAACCTTGCGGAAAGGACCTAGTTGAGGCTGCTTGGCTTCCCATTCATCCCTGCCGACCAGCAAGCCGTTCCACTCTTTGCGCATGTCCCT